GGTGCTCTACTATAAGAACCAGACAGGAGGGACTTGTGTCCTAAACGCTTTTGCCGGAGCCTGCGAATCGGCTATCTACGTTGCCTATGGGGCAAAGAATGTTCAAGAGTTTAGTCCCTACTTCTTGTCGAATATCGTCAACGGCTACAACGGAGCTTACGCTGCGGAAGCTGCTGAAACGATTATGAAGTACGGAAATCTCCCTTTTAAGGACGTTGCCCCCTACGCGAAGAATCCTAGTGGATGGCAGAGTAAGGCAGCGAAGTTTCGTTGTCTTGCCGTGTATGGCCCTCCTGCTAACGATTCACCCGGCTATCTGCGCGCAGCATTGAATCGTGGCTACATTGTCTGCGCTGGGATCAGCGTAGGAAGTGGATTTAACCCTGACTCGGAAGGCTATATTAGCTACGCTCGTGGTGCCGGACGCTATGTCAACCACGAGATCCGGGTAGTTGCTTGGGATCAGGAAAAGAAGCGTTTTGGTATCGCCAACTCTTGGGGTAAGGCTTGGGGTATTGACGGATTTGCCTGGTTGGATGAAAAGTTCTTCCAGGCGGATACTGATATGTGGGTTGTCGTTGGCATGGTTGCCTCCGATGTGTATAAGTTCCCCTCGCCTGTTCTCGAAGGAAGTCGGAGTCTTGGAAAAAGCCTGTTGACAATTCCTGTCGAAGCAGAGATTGTGGAAGATCCTTGTCCTGGAGGAATCTGCCCGCGTAACGTACAGTCTCCTTGTGCGAGCGGCAAGTGTGGACAACCTACTCAAGCACCTATGCAAACCCCTGTCTATCGTTGGCGTCCATTTAGGCGCTAATTTCCAATTACGTTTTGGCTAGCAGATTACCTTGGGACCGGGACCGGAACATGCAACGCATTAGCATTCACTATGCCGAGGCTCGCGGCTTGATTGAGGATGCAGATGTTTTGCTGTTCCGGTCCCGTGGGGGGATCTGGGGCCTGATTGCAAAGGTGGGTCGAAGTGAGTTTACTCACGTAGGAGTTGCTGGATGGTGGCATAATCGAGTCATGCTACTCGAAATGACCAATAAAGGAGGTAGAGCAACACTCCTATCTAACACGATAAAAGAGTGGCCTGGAATTGTGGATGTGTATCGACTACGACGCTCGACGGATACTACTCAAAACAACTTTCAAGAGGGCGTTATATCCGCGATGCTTGAGATAACCAACAAGCGCTATGGAAAATGGCACTTGCTCAAGACAAGTTTGTATCATACTCCATTCATCCGACTACTCATGAAACCAAAGCAGAATGACAAGCTGGTATGCCAAGGGATGCCTTTCTGCTCGGAGGTAGTAAGCCGTGCCTATCGTAGGGCTGGCTTTGATCTGGTTCCTAACCTGGCCGATTGTGTAACAGAACCGGCCGATATTGCCCGTAGCGCGCTCCTCTCTTACCAGTTTACATTGGTGTAGCATGGGACGACTCCTCAACAGAAAGCTCAATCAGACGGTCGTGTATTGGGCGCCTAAGTCAATTGATGAATTTGGGCAGCGGACTTTTGAGAGTCCCATTGAGGTGACTTGCCGCTGCGAGGAGGGTCAGTTTCTCTCTGTAGACTCGCAGGGTAAGGAGTTTAGCGCGAGATTCCAACTGCTGTCCTCTATAGAGTTGCAGCGCGAAGGGTGGATCTATACGGGCACTTTGGCGGAAGCTGGTAACACTTCTCCTCAAGAACTAGGCGGGGCAGAAATAGTCCAGGTAAGTTCAGCTAAGAATGTGAAAGGTTCGGACACTGTCTACACAATCTTGGCAGGAAAGTAATACTTTATGGAAATTAAAGGACTTACTGGACTCCGAAAGCGCTTAGAATCCTTAGAGGATAAGCACGCGCGTGGCTACGAGGTTGGGGCGAAGCTGGCCGGACTAGCTCTACTTAGAGCAAGTCAAGAACTTGTCCCAGTACAAACCGGCAACCTCCGTAACTCAGGGAGGGTTCAAAGCTCGGGGAGTGGATTTCAGACGATTACGGAGGTTGGTTACTTTGGTGTCAATTACGCGGTGAAGGTCCACGAGGATCTGGAAGCTCGCCACGCTCCTGGTAAACAAGCGAAGTTCCTAGAGCAGCCTGCCAGAGAAATGCGACAGCAGCTTATCGACATTATTGTGAAGCATACAAAGGCCGGACAATGACTTTCCATCGTGACTCGATCTCCGCTGCGGAAGTAGTTGCGGCTTATCTCCGTACTCGTGAGGCAGCTAATGGTACAAATTGGCCTGTTTACGTTGGAACAACTCCTGCAAGCAAGCTGAAGACGATTACCGTTTATGACACCCCAGGTAGGATCGATGGGCAATCCCTGCATGATGGAGAGATATATGAGCACAACGGAATCCAAGTCAAGATAGAAGGGCAGACTCATCCTATTGCCTACGAGAAGGCACAATCACTCCTCTCGGCACTGGTGGCTGTTGCCAATGCGACTGTCCGGAAGAACGACCTTACCTACACAATTCACAGTGCTACAGCAACCTCCTCGATACTTACTCTAGGACAAGGCGGGGCGAACAGAGGCGCGGGATTCACTTTCAATTTAGTTGTTTCTCTTTCTCAGACTTAGCGTAGCAACAGGAGAGTAAGGATGCCCCCAGGAACTGAAGAAGCTATCAAGGCTGCGACAACAAGAGGGTGGGAAGCTGCTATGGTTGCTGTTATCATGATTGCCTTTATGATTGCGTTTTCTTGGATAGCCAAAACTTGGTTTATCCGAGAGGAGCGCATGGCAAAAAGGATCGACGTACTTGAGGACTTCATCCGAACAGAGTTGAAAGAGCTTGCTGTAAGTTGCCGTGCTAGCTTGGACGCGAATACACAGGCAATGTCGAACTTGATGGCAGTATTCCATCAGCGACCTTGCTTCTTTAGCGATGACAGGCAGGAGACTCTAGTAAAGCGCATTGCTGAGGAGACTGCTGAAAAAGCCTACGAGGTATCTCACAAGAACCCAAGATAAGTTTCTCCACCTCAGTGATCGGCAAGGGGAACCAATGGCCACCTACTACTACATCCCGGCAACCGGCAACGTGGACGACGCGAACGCCTGGGCCACCAACGCTGGCGGGCCTGGCGACACAACCGCTACCGATCGTGGCGATGGTGTTTACATTGTAGGGGCCGCCGGGAACACGCTAGACCTTAACGGGCACGGCGTGACGATGAACCGCGCCATCCAGGCGGCGTTGCTCCAGGCAATCACGGGAACGCTGACCGTTTCGGGAACGCGCGCCATCTATGGCGACGTGACCTACAACGGTACGTCTACGTCTGGAATGATTCAGGCGGGCGCGAGCACCAACCTCACGATCTACGGAAAAGCAAAAGCCGCTGCCGCCGGGTATTTGTTTGTGGCATCCTCCAGTACGGCAACGCTGGCGATCGCCAATGCTGGCGGCACCGCTGTGGAAAACCAGGCCGCTGGGCGGGTCATCTCCGCGAACAATCCCATCGGCCCAACCACCATCACCGGTGCGGTGCTCAATTCCAGTTCTGGCTACGCAATTTATCTGGGTGGTGGCCAGCCGACGACCATCATCGGAAATTGCACCAACAGCGGGTCTGGAGCGTGTGTGTTCAACACCAGCAACGGAGCGGGAGCAATCACCGGAGACATCAGCGTTACCGGAACCGGGTACGGCCTGCGCACGAACGTTGGAACGGGGAGCGTCTGGACTATCGACGGTGATTTGGATTCGGGCATAGTTGGCGGGACGGCTATTCTCATGGAGGCAGCGGGAACTACAGTAGTGTGGATCAACGCCAGGACGCTCGCTGCCGGCAAGGACTGCTGCATCAGGATGGACGGTGGCACGCTCGCGCTGGCCAACGCCTCAGGTGCATTGTCTCTGGCGTGTAGTGGGCATTTTGGAATCTACAAGCGCGGCGGAACGCTGGTCACGTCTGCGTCAGGCAACACGGCGGCAATTGTCAGGCAAATTGCTGCGGCCGGTGTGGTTGGTATCGGCTGCCAGGCTCCCATTGCCGCTATCACGACTGGGCCAACATTGCCAGAGGCGAAGAACGTATATCGCGGCGCAACGCAGTTCGGTTACGCTGGCGCGTTGGTAACTCCGCTCGGCCCGCGACCAAGAGCGTTAGCGGGCAGCCTATCAGGGGGTGTAGCATGAGCAAAAACCTTTTCCGCGCCAGCACGCCTAAGCCCATCTTCATCCGCTTTGAGGAGTACAATGAGACCACCGGACAGTGGGACGCTTCTTACGGCGGTTGGTCTATGCTCGAAGGGCTTGAGACCGACGTTAGAACGCCTCAGGAGGGAAACAACGACGACCTAAGCGAGATTCAGGAAATCAAGGTCGTTGGTTACGGGACGTACACGCTGACGATGCCGAACTCCGTAGAGACAGCGACCATCAATACCACTGATGAATTGTGGCAGATCCAAGAGAAGGTGCGAAATGCTGGGTGGGACGCCGTTACAGTGGCGGCGGCTGTTACGGAAGGCTGGTCATACACGCTTAACTTCAATGATACGGCCAACGTCGCGCAAGTCACGGTCAACGTTATCGAAGGCTCTCGGCTATCGTCAGATAACGGAACATTCGCGCTCGCGTACAAGGCAGACGTGGATGCGGGGCCAACGTCGATTACCGAGTTCACGACTGCGCCTCCAGGTGAGTACCAAGACCCAGGAGATGGCTTTGTCGGGATCTGCCTCTACGATGAGTTCCCCGGTGTCCTTCAGTTGAACCTCCCATCCTCGGCATTCGGAGTTACAGGCGCGTCTTCGCTCCTGGTATACGCTAGCAACAGCGGGTGGACGAAGACATACCAGTCGTCTCCAGTAGAGGTGCAATTGGACGCTCCGGTTGGTGCGTTGCCAGCAGACTACGACGCAGCGAAGACAGCCGCACCAGCGGGAACGGCGCTAAATACAGGGACCTGGACAGCAGCGAGGGCCGCATACCTTGACAATCTGAACGTTGGTGGTGCTGTTGCTTCATCGGCTGAAGCAGTAGCAATACAGAACAACACGCGAGCGGTGCGCGTGGTTCCACCGCAGATGGTAAGACCTTCAACATCCTCGACTGTCTATCGAATCGAACTGTTGCTGTACGACGCAGTAGGGAACATGGAAGCGCCGGACTCTGCTCCCACTATCGGGGTTGTGAACAACGCAGGTACAAGCAGGGATGCAAACCTGGATGCCACCACAATGAGCGTTGTATCGACTGGCCGATACCGTTCGACATACACGGTGGCTAGCGACCACGCTGCTGAAGAATTGCTGTTTACGTTCACTGTGACCGAGGGAACAACTACGAGGAGCTATGTCAACGCTGCGCTTATCGTGGATACGGTCTCAATAGACTTCACAGAGACCGATAGGAGTAACTTGAAGGCTATCTATGACAAGCTGCCTAGTGCAGACTATCTGCGCGGCACGAATTTGTCTACGGGAGCAATCGCAACTGCCGATGCCGAAACGATTGCCGGGGAAATCGATCTGTCCGCTCTGGCCACTACGGAAGAGTTGGCTGATGTTGCTGAGAATGTAACCTCAATACTCGAAGATACTGGCACGACGCTTCCAGCTACCCTAGGAGAATTGGCTGCTACCCTGGAAGGAATCAAGGGAACTGGGTGGACAGACCAGGACTTGGTAAATCTCGATGCTCTCGTTACCAGTATCTACTCACGAGTGAATTCCGCGCAGATTACCGTTACCAATAATGTCAATCTTGCTGGAGACGAAATCGACCTCGTCCGTGGAGATGCTACAACTATCGTCTTCACGGATTCGGATGACTCGTGGCCTTCCGCCGCAACCATCTCCCACGCTTACTTTAGTATGCGCAACAAGGATGACGAGCTAGAGTTAAGCGCTATCGAATGTACTATGGGAACAAGCGGGGGCCACCAGATAGTAACCCTCTCTATCACCGAGGAAGATTGGGATGGTGGAGGTACTGAAGGCTACAAAGACCATCCCTATGACATAGAGTTCCGACTGACCTCTGGCGGACCTACTACGAGGATTCTTGGAGTTGCCACTGTCCGAAAAGACGTTACGCGCGATTCTGTTGGCACTTAGTTTTTATTTGGTACTCAACCCTTTTCTAAGGAGATTGTAAGATGGCTGCCCCTACTCCTGGTTCCGCTCCTGTTCCTGCTGGTACTCGCCTCAAGGACGGCTTTCAGTGCTTGATCGTCTTTGCAGCGGATACCGATGTGTCATTGTTCCAGGTTGGTGTTAATCCTCCTGGCGTTGACGGTGGTGATCCCATCAACACAACCACCTTCCACAACACAACCTATGAGACGCTGGAACCTCAGCAACTTATGACGATGACTGAAGCGGCTTTGACGGCGGCTTATGACACGTCTATCCTGACCCAGATTCTTGCTTTGGTCAATGTCCACACGACTGTAACGATTATCTTCCCTGATAGCTCAAGCTGGGCTTTCTATGGCTATCTCAAGAGCTTCAAGCCGAACGGCATGAAGAAGGGGGAAATGCCTCTCGCTGACGTTACGATCCAGCCTACCAACTGCGATAGCACCGGAGCGGAGCAAGCCCCCGTATTCACCGATACTCCTACCTAGCCTGCCAGGCTAACTAACCTCTCTACCGCTACTTTTAGGAGCTTACGATGCTTGACCTTCCTGAACTGAACTTTTCCGAAGAAGACCTGACCCCTCGTTCTGTTCCCGTTACCATCGGTAAGGATACCTACCAGCTTCGTGAGGCATCTGGCGGCGCTGGTACAGAGTACCGGAATCGCCAGATTGCTTGCACGGAGCTTGGCAGCGATGGTAAAGCCAAGCGCATTCTTGGAATTGCCGATTGCGACGTTTACCTCGTCTTTGCTTGTCTCTTTGACGAGAACGGAAAGCAAGTCAGCGAAACCAAGATCCGCAATTGGCCCGACAAGATCCTCCGCAATCTCGTGAAAGCGGCGAAGATGTTGAGCGGCCTTAGCGACCAAGAGGACGCTTCTGTGGAGTCTCTTCTCAAGAAGCGCGAGGAGTTGGACAAGCAGATCGCCAGCACAAGGGCTAAGGCCGATCAACCGGACCCTACCAAGTCTGGTTCCAACTAGCCGAGGTGTTCAGCCAAGACCCCTTCCGGTTACTCCGCGATTGGACTAACCGGCAGGGCTTGGCTGCCGCACGTTGGCTAGAGACGCGCATGAATCTTCCCTCAAGGGAAGACTACTATGCAATGCGCATTGCTCTTGCCATAGATCAATCGCTAGGTGGAAGCCAGGAAGGGGATCTCTCCAAGTTTGCTATCAATTTCAACCATGTAGAGAAACAGCCTCTTCCTCAAGACCAAGAAGAGGCAAACCCCAAAGTCGTTTGGGGAGCTATTCTGGGAGGACAAAAGCGTGGCAGACCAGGAAATTGAAAACCTAATCGTCCGCCTTCAAGCGGAGATTGAACAGTATCGTAAGGAGATGGGAGATGCTATCAAGCAAACCGATCTCGTCAACGATTCTGTCCAAGATATGAATAAGGCGCTGGAGTCTACTCAGAGTATCTCTGATAAAGCAGCGAACGCTGTTAATAAAGTTGTCTCTACGCTGCAAGGACTTGATGCCAAGTTCAAAGCTGTCGGGAATGCCGTAAAGTGGTTTGGTGGTGAGCTAACTTGGTTAGGAGGAATCGTTGTTAGCACTCTAGGAGCAGACATTATTCTGGACTCGACTCAGCAACTTATCCAGTGGGCAACCTCTGGAGCCAAAGGGGCCAGAGCTACAGCAATCGGATTAGAGAGGCTTACCAGAGATACAAAGCTCACTGTATCGGAGATGGATGCTCTTAAATGGTATTCCGAACAGACAGGAGTTAGTCTAGACAAGCTCCTGAAAAACATCGACAAGATGCCCGACTCAGTTAAGAAGTGGGCGGGATCAGCAGCAGCTAGCAATCTGTTGATGACAAGCGCCGAGGTTAGAACAGCAAAGATATTCAATGACAGCCTGAACCTTCTTATCAGAACGGCCCAGCGTGTTGGACAGGTTGTTAGCTCTGCGATCTTCCCTGTTCTTATAAAGTGGGCAAATGACACCCGAAAGGTAGCTGCTGGAGTTCTTGAGTTTGTGTCGAATAACCAAGAATTGATCCGCACTATCTTTACATACGCTGCAAAGCTAGTAGCTATCGGGGGAACGATAGCCTTCGTTGGGAAGTTGATAGGACAATTCGGAGGGATTTTTAGCTTACTCGCAACGGCAGTCTCACTCGTGACTGGTCTATTCGGAACTTTTTTCTCTTTGATTCTTGCCATCCCTGCTCCACTACTTCTTCTATTAGCGGCAGGAGCCGGGGTTGCTGCGATGTTTGTCAACTGGAAGTCTATTATTCCAGGCTCTCTCGCTGAAGTTAAGTCGGGATTCTTCTCAATGGTCGCTTCGGTTCGAGAGGTACTACAGAGGCTA